TACCAACTTTGGTAGAAGCAGTCATTATTTCTGACCACATTTTCGCATCATTATTCATTAATGTTTGCACAACTACATCAAGATCTGCCTGAGTTAATTCAGTCGGAACTTTAGTATTACCACCCTTCTCACAATTATAAATTGATCCAGTAGCTTTCAATACATCAAATGTTAATGTGTCAAAAGATCTTGAAGCTTGTTCAGCTAATCTTCTATTAGTCTGATTTGCAATAGGATCTTCGATTGTTAGTACTAAAACATCAGACATTAACGCTAAATCACCATATTGCTTAGCTGTTGCAGTCATTCTTGTTACATTAATAAATTCACCTTCAGGTGTAACGCCTTCTGTCAATGGTGTTGTAGCTTCATTAAAAGCCTCATAACGAGACCATTTAATTGTTGCTGAATTGTTCTTTGGTATTTTTTGCATTTGTCCAAACTGATTAGCAATAGTCATAGGTACTGCTATATCAAGTAAGTTAGGCTGATACCAAACACCAACAGCATAGTCCACATCATCTGTAGTATTTAAGTTTGACATTTATTGTCTCCCGTTTTTTTTACCCCTTCATGTATGTGTTCTGTAATTGGATTCTATCGTCCCTTGACATATTACGGTAATTTGAGCCTTTGCCAACAGATCCAGCAGTCCCAGTACCCAATGTACTCTTAGGTCGGCTTGCATTTGCTGCTGTCTTAGCTGCATTTACATGTTCTTTAGCATGATCCCTAATATATGAAGGTGTAAGCTTAATCGCTTCAATAGCTGCCTCTAAATCATCTGACTTAGATATTACATTTGCTACACGAGGCGGAATTTCATTTCCATATTTAGTAATTAATTCATGAGCATCAGGGTGTTTATACGAAACTAAAAGCTTCTCTACCTTCTTCATAACCTGCTGGTCGTAATTGCTGAATCGCTCATTAACTTCCCCTTTGGTTAGCCAATCATCTGCGTCTCCATCAAACATACCTTTAGGCTTCTCAGCTTTTTGATTTGCTTCTAGTTGAGATAATCGAGTTGCAAATGCATCTCTTTCACCTTGTATCTTGTCCTTCTCCTCACGTAAAGCTCGGAAATTTCTTTCCTGCTTATCTTCGGTTTGCTGTTCGGCGACTACAGCGTTGTCTGCCACTACTTCCTCATTGACGATTTGAGTTTCTTCTTTAGCGTCTTCTTCCATGTTCCCCCTTTTAGCGTCTGGTAAAGTTGACGAGACTATTTGTTTATGTTCTTGCCTGTTAAAAGATCTCTTCCAATCTTCTGAGAGGCTTCTTTAAATGATTCTTTAATTATTCTACTGCCACCAGATACGATATCTAAATTATCTGCTCTTTTAGCATTAGAAAAAGGTAATATCCATTCTAGTCTGGCTTCTCCAGTTTTTTGATTCGTATACCAAAATTGACAACCCTGTCTCGGGAAGTCTCCAATATGTCGATTGTCTCTATCGAAAGCATGTATCGCTAGATTTATATTCCCACTTATAACGTCTCTCTTAGCTGCAAATAATATCCATAACTCCATAACATCTTTCATCTTGTTATAATATAACTGCGCTATCTCAAAAATCTTATTTCTAGTGAAATTAGCGGCTTCTGCTCTCTGCTTCTCTTCTAATTCTTTCTGTAACCTTTCAGTTATTAAAACCATTAAACAACTCCTGCTTGTGCTTGTTCACCAAATTGTTTACTTAATGCATTACCAGGTTGTTCAGGTGTCTGGTCTGGTATCTGATCTGGCACCAATGTCTCATCTGATTCTTTCTGCTTTAGATTAGCTATTATTTCTAGTGCCTGCTGAATCTGGTTTAGATCCATCCCTTGCAATTCCTTAACAGCTTTAATCTTATCTAATGTGGCTTGCTCAAGGTCTTTCTTAGCCTCCATTTGACGCTCTATCCATAGACCTATACTACTTAGCTTCTCAGCCTTCTTCTTGCCTGTATCAGCGTTTAGATTCTCTAATACAGCCATGTTCTTAATGGTTTGTTGTTGTGTCTCTGATTGTTGCATTTGTTGTTGGGTCTGTGCTTGTTGTTGATACATCTCTTTCAATCTAGATTTGTTAGCTATAGGCATATTTTCAATAATAAATTCATCAGGTATCGCAACTCCTATTTTCTTTGCTTCTAAGGCTTGGTAATAGGCTAGATTTCTTTGGGAGTCTGTTAACAATTGTTCCTTAACGATTATATCATATAGCATAATGTCATCAGTTGTAGCTTCTGTCATCGCTTGTGGCATTGGCTTTCCAGTTATCTTTTCCCACTTCTCAGGAGTAAAGTTATTTAACATTATTTTCATTAGCTTTTGACCGCATATCTTTTGAGACATGTCTAACTTGTCATAAGCCCCTTGAAAGATCGTTATAGCGTTTGCTGTGCGTTGCTTGGCTAAAGTTCCAGATATCTCTGTGTTGCCCTGTTCTGCTACTCCTAATGCCTCTTCATTCAAGCCTGGTATCTGTATCATATCAGCACTCAACAACTGAACTAGATTTATTAAACTACTTGGAACTTCTACTGACTGCTTCTCTCTAATCGCTTGGAATTTACCTTTATATGTTTCAATTACCTGTCCCTGACCAGTCTTGAATAGATCTTCTTTATTCTTGACTGCCCCCTCTTCTACAACCCAACCAGTGTTAGCCTGGCTTTTTATGATATCAGCAAATTTGCTGCGCATCATATTATATTCACTCTGTGGATCTCTCTGAGGTCTCATCATACCTTGCATCTTATATCTGAAATCATGGTATTGAGGCTTATATACCCACATCAAAGGAGTACATGGATAATCATCTATTCCCAATGGATCGTCTCCAGAAAACATCAACTCACCTTGTATAAGTACGTTATATTCTATTGACGGTGATTGCATTGAAGAGACTTCAAAATATGGATACTGAAATAAGAAATCATCTAATTCAGATTTGCTGCCCTTCCACTTTATCTGCTGACCTGTAAATCTATGAGTTAAAATCTTCTGTGTCTTAAATACCCTTCTGTAATATTCGTCATAGGCTACAATGTCTTTATCTTTCATAGTGTTTTTAGAAACACTCATGTAATCAAATTTGTTATCTATCCTTCCAGAAGGTAATTTATCTATGTCTTTTTTAGCAGAAGGCAGAAACATTTTAGAGATTTCTTTACTTACATACTTTCTTTTCTGTGCATACATACAATCAGATAAATCTAATTTGGTAAATGCAGGGTCTAATAATATCTGTTGAAACTTTTCGTTCTCTACATATATCTGTCCATTATTCGAATCCTGAGAAAAATCTATCCCGAATGTAAGCATTGATAATCCAGTTATACTGGCATCTTCAAATGAATCTGATATTGTGTTGTAGAAATTCATGCTGTTAGCTTGCCAGATTAAGGCATCTTGCAGATAATCGCTAACTTCTTCATCTTGGCTAGTCTGTGCATCTATTCCAAAACCTAATCTGTTCTTTCGCTGATATCCACTATTTAAATGTATGTTTCGCTGACCATAGTTATAAACAAACGCTTCTCTCTGCTCTTCACTTAACAACTTCTTCTGTGCATCGCTCCATTGATTGCCTAAGTAATATCGTAAATCTGTGTCCATCTCTTCATAAGTCTTGTCCCAATAACTTATTGCCTCTCTATAGTTGTCATCATATTCTTGTTTTATCTCATAATCACTTTTAGCCATGCTGTAACCTTGTTGAATAGTTTCGAGATTTGTAGGCTACAGAATATGCGTATTCTCATGATGAATGGCATTCTTCCCCCTATAATGTAAAATAGATTTACATCTTGTTTATCTAAAGTCCTTTTTCAATAAAATACTATGTACTTGCTATCAATCTTTATTCTTCCACCTTTCCAGACATGACAACAAATATTTTATCTTATTGCGTTACAATGCCATAAGCACTAATAACGCAAACTTTCCTTTTTATATGTGATATTAGATTATTATTAAAGATTATTAATAATATTACTGATCTTTTCAGCAAAAAATGCCTTTTCTTTATTTCCGGCTTTTAATTGCAATTCATTATTCCAAGTGTATTTGCATTCTTTGTTTATTTGATTTAATACCTCAAAATAACGAGTTCCATTTTCAAAATGCTCTATGTCATCTTGATGTTCTGGCAAATAAAATGTGTATGTTATTTCTACAGATTTATCATTTTCTAACTGTCTCTCTACTGGAACCTGTATTAACTGCCAGTGCGTTACGTTCTCAAGACATACAGAATCAAGTTCCCTAGATTTAAACTCCAATAACCACCCTTCTTTTTCCAACGAAGCGACATTTAACAAACCATCATTTAAAACTAATACCTTAATCCCTACTACAGGCAACTTTACTTTTGTTTCGTTCCATTTCATTTATTGTTTTCCTCATCGTAGTATTTTTTTAAATCTAGATAATCGTTCCACCAGTCCTCTGGCTCTTTAGCGTAGATCCATTGGTTTTTCTTCATATTGTGATACAAAGTAAAGAAAGTATCTTCAATGCCCGTAAAGGCTGCTTTCTGAGCCATTAGAGCCGTTTCTATAGCATTCATCTTTTCGTCTAACTTAAATATCTTCTTGTCTAACTTACTTACGATTTTCTCTGATCTGCGTTCGATCTTTACTAACTTCTCAATATTCTTGCTTATTAATTTATATAGACACTCATCTATCGTTTTTACAGAAGCCTTTAAATCATCGGTTAATACTTCAGTTGTCTCCTCTTCTGAAGTAAAAGCTCTTAAGTCTTCAAATGATTCAAATTCAACGTAATTATCATTTTTTACTTCTGCTTTTGATGAATCTCCTTTGTGTTTTTTAAACATTTTTCCCTCCTATCATTGGAAAACCTTCATATCTTCTTCAAACAACAGTACTTGTAAATGCTTCTTTTCTATTTTTATTAGCCTTCCTTCTATTATTTATCTTTTCTTTGTTTTTGCTGTAATAATCATTATTATATTTTCTGCTATTTAGAAGATCACCTTTATAGTTTTGCTTTCCTCTCTTTAAAAAAGTCATGTTTGTTAAAACAATTCTTTTTAAAGCTCGGTATGTCATATCCTCTTGTTCAGCTAATATTTCTAGCGATCTGTTTAAATGTAATAATTCAACGGCTACAACTTCTTCACTCATTTTGTTTATCCTCCAATTTACTAACCCTTTCAGCTAGTTCATTTATAGCTTTAACCAATATATCAAATGATAAATTTAATTCAGTCTTTGCCATTGATCGCTTAATATAATCGGGTATTTCTGAACCTATTTGATTTAGATCACTCATAGAAACTAATACATCGGTATCTACATTATGATATCTACGGAATTTTATGTTTTGTTCTTCTTTATTCATCTAGAACCTCTTTTGTCATATTACCCGACCACTTTTAAGTTAATTTAGTCATTTTTTATTAACACTTTTCAATGTCTCATCTGAAAATTCTGGTAATGGTTGCCAATGGGTAACCTCTTTTGCATAGTCATATCCTTCATTATAAGCAAACAAATATGCCCATAGTGCCTCTTCCTCGTATTCTTGAAATAAAAGAGGCTCTACATGCAAGTCTTTAT